AGGCGCGCAGCTTCTCGGCTATCGCCACCAGCTCGGTGGTGACAGGCAACGAATCCAGCTGAAGATCGACCCCAGCGTGGTACTGGCAACGCGGGCTTATTGCGATGGGCTGATTGCGGCGCATGCTGCGGCAGCGAATCCGCATCCGCAGTACGCGCTACGCGGCTCGATAACCAGCATTGCAGCCAACACAGCATTGAGCGCCGCTCAGCTGGGCCTGGTACATGCCGATGCCAGCGCCGCAGCGATCACCGCCACGCTCCCGCCGAGCAACGCAGCGCTGGGCGTGCGCGACGTCATCATCCGCCGCGCCGACAACACCGGCAACCGCCTTACAGTTCGCGCTACTGGCGATGACCGAATCAAGTTCCACACCGAGAAGCGTGCCGAAGGCTATCCGTTCTTCTACTTGCTGGGCGCGGGCGACTACTGGCACCTGCGCAGTGATGGCGCTGGCAATTGGTGGCTTATTGGCCGCCTGGACGGTACGGCGCTTGGTCGGCCGGTATTTGAAACCACCACGATGGTTTCGCCGGGTGGCTGGGGCGTATTTGCGGGCACGCTCTTCAACCGTGCCGAATGGCCCTGGTTGTGGGACCACGCTCAACAGTCCGGCATGTTGACGACCGAGGCAGCGCGGGTCGGCATGGAGGGTGGCTGGACGAGTGGTGATGGTGTTGTGACGTTTAGAGCGCCGGAAGGACGAGGCGAGTACCTGCGGATGCTCGACGATGAGCGCGGCGTCGATATTGGTCGCCACGCGGGAAGCTTCCAAAGCGATGCGCTGCAGGGACATGCTCACCGGATGAACTACGAGCACGGTGCTGAAAGCTCGGGTGGACAGACAAACCCTGATGCGCTGCTTCAGATGGATGCAGATTCGAGTCGGGGATTCTCAGACAACCTTGTCGCTGTGAAAGAACCGATAACCGACGGACTGAACGGGGTGCCTCGCACGGCCGCTGAAACCCGTTCCAGGAATATCGCCTACCCCGGCAGAATTAAACTGATCTGAGGTCTTCATGTTTATCTACATTACTGATGGCAAAAGCATTCTTAGCGGACCAGTAAACGTGCCTGTTGTCCCTGGGATAGGCTTGCAGATGCCAAGCAACGCGGTTTGCCTGCCAAAGTTACTGCCACCGCCAGCTGTGGATCACGTCTGGGTTTTGCGTGAGGGAAAGCCTACCCAGTTAGCGGATCACCGTGGCACGGTATACCGGACCGATAATGGTGCTGAGCAATTGTATGATGAGTTAGGACCACTCCCTGCCCGGCTCACAAGCCTGCCGTGTCCATCCTTGAACCATAGATGGGATGGTGATGACTGGGTCTATGACGGTTCCTTAGAGGCAGCAAACCGGCAGGCACTTGCCAGGCGTCTATGCGGGGATATCGATAAGGCGGCTGATACTGCCCGTCAAACCATGCTTGGCGATCCACTTCGTGCCCTGGAATACGAGCGTGCTGCCGCTGAGGCAGCTGACTTCCAGAAGGCTGGCTATCCCGATGATAAAGTGCCCCGTACCGTAGCCGCATGGGCGTTAAACGGCCGAACTGCGCGGGAGTCAGCAGATGGCATCATCGCCGAGGCCGCAATCTATACAGAGGTGCTATACCGGATTCGAGAGGTGCGCCTGCATGGCAAAGAAGCTGTGCGCAAGTCGATTGGTGCTAACAAGTTGGCTACCGCTGAGAATATCGCGAGCGATACCGTCGTAACGATTGCTAGAGCCGCAGAATGGACCGGCAACAACGATAAATGAGGTTCACGCACGGCTGATGGCCTGATAGCATCCGCTGTTTTTTAGGCGAGCAAGTCCAAATGCAGTACAAGCCAGAGCTAGACGGCCTGCGGGCGGTCGCTGTGATCAGCGTGCTGCTGTTTCACGGTGGGTTCGAATTGTTTGAAGGCGGCTTCGTAGGAGTTGACGTCTTCTTTGTCCTTTCCGGTTACTTGATCACATCAATTCTATTAAAAGAAATTTCAGCGGGTAGCTTTACCTTCGCAAATTTCTACGAGCGTAGGATCAGGCGTTTAATTCCTCCGCTTGTGCCTGTGCTTTTGTTTACAGGTGCAGCGGCGACGCTATTGTTAAATACAATCCAGTATTCGGAATACATTAATAGTGTCTTGTCGTCAGTGGGGATGTTTTCGAACTGGTTCTTTCTTTCGAGCGTTGGTTATTTCGACGGGCCGGGCGAGACAACGCCGTTGCTTCATACGTGGTCCTTGTCGATCGAAGAGCAGTTCTATCTTTTTTTTCCGCTTCTGGTCGTGCTTGTTGTGCGTCATAGACCACATCGCTTTTCGGTTTTTTGTTTTCTGTTACTTGTTGCCTCGTTTCTCGGCTCCGTTTACCTCATTTCATCCGGTCAGATCGATGAAGCATTTTACGCGTCGCCTGCTAGATTTTGGGAGCTATTGATAGGCGCATTTCTTTCAACTATACGATGGGGTAGGGCTCCTACTAGGCTAGAAGCGAACATATTAGAATTGATTGGTATGGGGCTGATTGCCATTGCAGTATTCGGCTACTCCCCGACAACGATTTTCCCCGGCCCTGCCGCGCTGCTCCCGACCATAGGCACTGCGATGATCATCGCTGCTGCAGGAAACGGATCGGTGATTGCTCCAGTGCTGAAATCTAAAGCGCTTGTATGGGTTGGTTTGATTTCATACGCGCTATACCTCTGGCATTGGCCAATACTTGTATTTGTTCGCATAATTCTGCCTGATGCGGGACTGCTTGCCATAAGCGGAGCGCTCATTTTGTCCGTTTTCATGGCTGAGTTGTCGAAGCGTTTTATTGAGCAGCCAGCAAGATCAAAGAGGCTACTACGGAGCCGCAAAACGGTATATGCGTTCGGCTCGGTGTTCGCGGTGGTGGTTGTTTCAGTAAGCTTCGCCCTACAAGCTCAAGGCCTCGAAAGGAAGCGATCTGAAGTGGCGTCCAGAATTGGTATGCTGATATATGGCCAAAGAGCGGAAGTGCTGTCAGTGCTTGATCGAGAAAAGCTCTTCTATATGGGTGAGCTTAATAAGAACCTTAATGGGAAAAATACATATGAAGAGTTGAAAGCGAAACAGTACACATGCAGCTATGACCACGGAAACACTATCTCACGAATCCTAAGCTGCCTCGAAAGCCAGGCTGCAGGAAGTGTTGTGCTTGTCATGGGTGATAGCATCGGGCGAGATACTTGGCACGCGCTCAGACGTGCTTATCCTGAGGCTCATTTGATAATGTTACATCAGTCCGGGTGCCCTCCGGCTGAAGCAATTCACCCGGACAAAAAAATTCCGTGCTTTCCACAGCTGGCAGAGACCCTAGAGCAAATAGATGAGCGACTCAACGTCAGCGGTATCGTCCTAAGCTTTAGGTATCGCCCTATCGACTGGCGCAATGTTGAGCCAACGCTGGAACTTGCGAAACGCATGACTGATAACGTTGTTATGTTGGGCGTATCTCCTGTCTATGCTCAAACCATCAGTCGCCGCATCAGGTCGCTTTCACCTCAAGAAACAATTCCGACGCGTGTTAACAAAAACGACTCGAGCATGGTGCCTTGGGACTATGATTCTATAGCGACTGAGGCGCATCAAATGGCAAGCGCTAAAGGCGTGCAGTTCGTTGACGTTCGCAGGTTTTTTTGTGATCAAAGCTCTTGCGCCATTTGGTTAGACGATTCGTTCAATCGCCCTCTGTTTTGGGATAAAGAGCATCTGACTGATATCGGAATATCTCGATACGCTCGGTTTCTAGCTGAACTACCCGAGCTGAAAAGTTTTTTCGCGACGTTGAATGCAGTATCAGCTGCTGCCGATTAAATACGCATCAACTATCTTCGCCGCGCTGTAACACCCCCCGCTACACAGCCCACCGCTCGCCGCCCTTGCGCGCGCGCGTCACCCTTGAGGCTCACTGATCCGGCACACGCCCGCAGGAGCCTCCCGCATGTCGACCGAATACCATCACGGCGTCCGCGTCCTCGAAATTAACGAGGGCACGCGCCCCATTCGCACCGTTTCCACCGCCGTGGTGGGCATGGTCTGCACCAGCAGCGATGCTGATGCGGTCAAATTCCCGCTCAACAAACCCGTGCTGCTCACCGACGTGCTCACCGCCTCCGGTTCCGCCGGCGAGCAGGGCACCCTGGCGCGCAGCCTGGATGCCATCGCCGACCAGGCATCGCCCGTCACCGTTGTGGTGCGCGTGGAAGAGGGCGCCGACGAGGCGGAAACCACCTCCAACATCATCGGCGGCGTCACTGCCGGCGGGCAGTACACCGGCATGAAGGCCCTGCTCGCTGCCGAGGCGCAGCTGGGCGTCAAACCACGCATCCTCGGCGTGCCCGGGCTGGATTCGTTGCCTGTCACCACCGAGCTGGTGGCGATAGCCGAGAAGCTGCGCGCCTTCGCCTATGCGAACGCCTATGGCTGCGAAACGGTGAGCGATGCCATTGCCTACCGCGACGGCTTCGGTGCCCGCGAGCTGATGCTGATCTGGCCTGACTTCGTCAACTGGGACACCGCCACCAACGCCAACGCACCGGCCAGCGCCGTCGCCCGTGCCCTGGGCCTGCG